TAAGATTTTCTTTTAGTTTTCCTTTGCAGTATTTTATTGTTTGAAATATACTACTTGTACTTATTCGTGTTTCATCAGCAAGTTCACGCATTGACATACCACTATCAAAATAATGTTTGAATAACATTTCGTCGTACCAGTGCCACGTTTCAGCTTCTTCTTTTACACGTTTAATTAAACCACTAAAGGCTTCTTCTTTTGATATATAGTCATAAGTTACGCCAATATCTTTGCGTTCTTCTATATTAACCATCTGGTGCTTATTTCGTTGTTTTAACAAATCTCTATATATGTTTCTTAAAGTAAAGTGTATGTATGCACGGTTAAGTGTTCCGTTTTTTTGTATAACCTTTTCTCTGTCTGCATACTTGTGTAATCTTATATACATTTCTTGAACTATATCTTCGGCGTAGAAGTCTTCTCCGTAGCTTTGTACGATTCTTAAATAGTCAGCGTGAAATTTAGCAACTTCTTTTAACCAGTTCATTGATTAGATATTAAACAAATGTAACGATTATTTTCTAATAGTGTATAGACGAAGTTTTTAACGAAACGTTGTGAATAAAAAAAAGCACCTCTTTCAAAGTGCTTCTTCCGTTTTATAGTTGATAATCTAAAAAGGCAATCCATCTAAATCTGATCGTTGTGCATCGTGCTTTGCGTCTTCGTTGCCACCAGCTTCAACTTCTGCTTGGTACGGCTTACTAAACTTTGCACTAAAATACTTTACTCCACTTTTACTTTCGTTTAGCCATAGTGCCACTTCTTTTTCTACACCATCAATCAAAGCTTTACCTTTGTAGTCTGGTTGTGTTTCCGTTTTTTTGTAATCGTTTTTAAAGATTGCTCCTGTGTTGTTCTTTTGTTCCATAACTTAATCTATTGTTTTACTTATTATGTATGCGCTTAACGTCTTTCGTTTTCGCCTTGCCTTTTCTTTTAAAAGCTTCTTCTCTTCTTCTGTTACTCTTATTGTGACTATGTCAGTCTTTCGTGTTTTCATCTATTAAAGTTTTGTAATATTCTCTACATTCTTTTATTCTGTCGTAGATAGCTTTAACAACGTCTTTATCATATCTTACTTCAAACGTTTTTATTCGTTTTTCTGTTGGTATATGGTTAAAATTGTGTTTGGCTTCTACATCTGATCGCAGTTCTTCTGATTCATCTATTAAATGATTCTTCCAATGTTCACGCCTTACTTCGTCCTCAACGATTTCATCTGGTGTGTTTACTAAACAATATGCAAGAACACTTTTACGTTTGTTACATAAAGCCATATAGCCCTGTAATTGATAATAGTAATCTTTGTTTGGTATGTCTTCAGCAAAGAATGGAAACGTTGTTGCGTCGTAACTACTTTTTACATCTAAAAGAATACTATCCGTGTTTACGTCTGGAGTGCCTGTTAAAAAATCATTGTTAAAATGTTCTTCGTTTTTATACATCAATCCAAAATCTAAAACTTCTTGTGCTAATGAAATACTTTCATCTTCTACAAGGTTGCCTTTGTCGGTGTAACGGCTTGAAAATTCTTTGCGTATTCCGTACATTTCTTCTATTGCAAGTTCTTGTAAGTAGGTCTTGCAAGTCTTACTCAATACTTCAGACTTGCTTCTACTGTTGGTCATTATTTTGCCAAGTGCTGAACATCTAATCTTCAACATAACTCAAGTGCTTTAACTTGTAAAGGCGATAAATCAAATTCTTCTAACTTGGCTTTGTTTATTTTGCCATCTTGTAAAGCTTTCAATGCGTCTTCAAATCGTTTTTTAGTTAGCTTTTCTTTCTTTACTTCGTTTTTATCGTGCTTGTTTGTTGTGTCTGCGTCTTTCGTATCGTCTATTAAAAACAATCCGTTAAGTGCGTACTTTCTTGCATAACTTGAACTGCTGCCAAACGCTTGTGCTATATCCATTCCTTTGCGATTTGGATCTATTCCTGCTTGTGCTTTTACTGCCTGCATCTTTGTGCCGTCTGTAATCATAGCAGTTGATTCTACATACATATAGCCTGCTGCTTCTTTTACTTCGTCAGTTAGATTTAGTGCCAATCCGTTGAGATGTGGCTTAATGGCCTCCAATATATCCTCGCAACTACGATATTTATAATTGCCAAACTTGTTAAACTGATTCTTTGGCGCTTTTAATTCTTGCTGGATTTTGGCCAGTCTTCCAATTACTGTGTCTTTCATAACATTATTTATTTTTTGTTTATACAAATATAAGTATTATTTATTTAATTCTTTCTTTTTTTGTTTATACATTTCAATGATCGCTTTTAATTCTTCTCTTGTGTACTTTCTTATCTTGTGTGCTTCTTCGTGTAGTTTTATTAACTCATCTCCTCCTATTCGTTTTTCTATACCTATTTGATAATTCAGTAAATCGCCACTTTTATCTTTGTTGCACGGTCTACTGCATTGTGCGTGAACGTTAAATTCCGAAAATCTGACACTACCGAATCCACCAGCAGAAAAATAATGTCCTGCGTCTACATTCCCTTTGCGTAATACTTTGCCACAAGATATACACGGATAACCTTTTTCTTCATCTCTTGCTCTTATGTACGCATTAAAGTATACCTGTGCTTTTTTAGTTAAGCTTTGCACCGTTTCTAATTCGTCTTTTAGTCTTTTCTTTTCTTTCTTCCAGTTCTTGACCTTTGCAGTTTCTACCCATACCTTGACACAATCACTTTTAAAGCAGTACTTCTGATTGAAGTGCTTTACTTCAAACTTTTCTTTGCAGTTTTTACAACGTGGCATTATATACCCTCTTTTAAGTTTTCTACTAAAATATTTAGCTTTTCTAATTCGTGTTTTTGTTCACTTATAACCATCTGTAAACGTAAATTACTTTTACATTCTAATAAATATTGGTCTTCAAACTGCATAAACACGGATTGAAAATAGCTGATGTCTTCAAGTGAATCTAACATAGAATCTATCAAGTCTTTACGTTCTGGATGCTTTGCTTGTAACTCCTCTATACTACTTGTGAACTTAATAATAGTTGTTTGTAGGTTTATCTTTGCTTTTAGTATTTCTAAAGTATCCATTTATTCGTGTTTTGGTTGTGCGTAAATCTTATTGTAAACATTCGGCACAGGATTATCTTGTTCATAATATAGAAATTTTTCTTTATCAAACCATAATTCTAATTGGCCTATGTTACCAACTGAACGTGGCTTAATCTTATTAAAGTTTATTATTGCTTGATTGTAGCTTAAATCTTCACGGTGTACGGTTATCATACACTTGCCACTATTAAACCATTCACTTCCACCTTTTAGATCGTATGGACTCGGCACGTTTCTTTTGCCGTTTATCTTTTCAGTTAGTTTAGGATGAATAATTGTATGTAAGTGTAGATTATTATCTTCTGCTATTTGGTTTCTATAAGGAAGTATTACTTCTAAATATTGTGCATAACCTCCATACTCGTTGTATGGATGGCTTAAGTCTTTCCAGCTATCAATACTTGCAGTTTCTAATCCGTGTTTTTGTTTAAGTTCTACTGCGTAATCGTAAAATTCAAACGGTGTTAACTTGGCTTTTACATCGTACTTCGTAAGTATTTTAAAGTGTTCAAAAATCCAATCTAAACTATTTGTTATCTCTTTGTCTTTGATCACATTCCTATCTAATGGATTAAAACTTTTACCTGTAAGCTTGTGAATTAAATCGGCAACTATTTCAACATTACTTCCTACATCTGGAAAGTAAACCAAGTGCTTCCATCCGTAGAACTTACTCGTATTAAGTAAACACTCCATCAATACTTGTGTTTTACCACTCATCGGAAATCCTGTCCAATCTGTGCAGTTGCCTAATTGCATAGAATAGAACTCATCCATTCCTTTCCAGCCTAAATACTTTCCTTTGTTGTTGTAGTTATCTCTGTGCTTGTATATCTTGTTTAAAATATCTTTTGCTTCTGTTACCTTATAACCTTTCATTGCCAGGGTGCTTTAAATCCATTAGTACTTTCTACTTCCTTTTTTGTTTGTTCTTTCTTTAGCCAATTTTTAGCAGTTAAATATAAGCTTTTATAGTTCGTGTTTTTCTTGAAGTTTTGGATTGCATCGCATACACCATCAATTTGTTGTTTAGTGTAATCCTTTTCTAATTTGTTAAACTCATCTAAAGACATAGACAAATGCGCAAAGCACCTATATATATCTTTTTTCTTATTATCATTATTATCATTATTGTTAGTGGTCTGTTGCTGGCCTATCGCTGGTCTATTATTAGTCTTTTTGCTGGACTCTATTTGATAATATTGATATTTAACTATTTGAATAACAGTGCCTTGAGGGCTTGTTTTAATGGTCAATTCGTTGGTCTTTTTTAATCTGTTTAAAGATGTTCTAACCTGCCGTACACTTAGTCCTAATTCCTTGCTTAAAAGATCTCTACTAGTTAAAAAAGTTCCAGTTTTTACTAAAGCCCCCCTATACATTTTATCTTTATGATTTGCTTTTAATAAACAATGTAAAAACAAATGCACTGTTTCAGATTTGTCATACCATTCCCACTCTATAAATTGCCTATGTAATTTTACCCACCCTTCCATAATTTAAAATAATTTTTGTTGTAATAAGTCTTTAGAATATATAAAACTTTGCTTGTCCGATTTAAAACTTTGTTTTGCTAAATTAAGAATTTCTTCTTTTGTGTAAATATTTTCAACGTAAGCTACTTTATCGTGTATTTGTATAAAAACATACAGGTTTGAATTTAAATGCTCTTTAAGGTCGTCTAAACAGCAATTAAACGTAAAAGAACGCGCTCTTGTTGCTTTTACTTGATAGGTATATCCTTTTTCGTCTGCAAAATCAATTCCTTCGTAATCTCTATCTGCGTTTTGTTTAAACAATTTTTCTCCTTGAAAATTTAAATTAAACCAATAATCAAATATTTTTTCTCCTAAAATACCTGTTTCAATTTTTAACCAATTTTCAGGTATATTTATTTTTGCTTTATATGTTCTCATTATTTATTTTTTACAAATGTTCCATTAATCATTTTACCTTTTCTTTTTGAAATTACATTATATGCTTCATCGATACATTGTTCAATTGTAACTCCTCTCATGTGCGCTATACTTGTCAAAACTACAACACAATCTCCTATAGCGTCAATTACTTCGCTCTGATCGTCATTTAAAATAGCTTTTGCTAACTCTCCAGATTCTTCAACTAGTTTTAAAGTTTGTGTTTTTGGGTCGCCTTTATCGTATATTCCTTTTTTATTAGCCCACTGCCTTATTAATTCAAATCTATTCATAATACTAATTTTGCTTTTATTAATTCTCCTGATTTATAATTTTTTAATTCATAATTATTGTACTTGCCTTTTAATTCCGGTAAATTATAAACCGGCTTTCTATAATATTCCTGAACTGCTTTTTCATGATTTGTATAAATATGCGCATTTGCTATATTTAAACCTAAAACCGCAGGTTTTAAATTACATTCATTTGCTATTGTATATAAAAATAATGCTCCAAATATAATATCGTAGGGTAGGCCTAAAAATAAATCAGAAGACCTAAAATTAATTGACATATTTAGCTCGTTATTTATACGAACAAAATTTAGTTGAGTATAACAGCAAGGCAAAGCTTGCTCTTTTAGCTCTGTTGGATTCCATAACGTTATTAAAGCTCTTCTTGAATTATTATTAATCTCATTTATTGCATATTTTACTTGATCAAAAACCCCGTTAAATTTACGTATTTGATAACCATATATTTTTCCCAGCTTTCCTTTTTTTGCAAAATCATTCCACCAGTTAATACCATTTTTGTTTAAATAATCTAAATCAACACGCCCCTCAAATATCCATTTAAATTCATGCAATGCTTTATCAAAAAATATTTTTTTACCCGTAACAATTGGAAAACCGCATTTTAAATCTATGTTTATATTTTGATTAAACAAAGTATATGTTTCAATAGCCGTCCTATTTTTAATAATTTTACCTTTTAAAAAACAACGCATTAAAAGTTGTTTGTATTCTGTTTCAAATATATTACTCATTTTTTTTGATTTAATAATTCATTAAGAGACCCAATATATGCAACAACATCTAATAAATTATCTTCTTTGTGAGCATTAGCTTGCCGTGCTAATTTTAAAGCAATTAAAATGTTATATGTATCATTTGTTGTAATTTTTTTATTGGACAATTCAGAAGCTATACGTGCTGTCTTTTCCATACATTCAATAAAATTACCGTATTGTCTTTCTTTTTCTTCAGATCTTTCATTTACAATCTGATTTGCTTTTTCTAAAATATTCATATTTTTATATAAAAAAAATAGTGCGGCGCTTTCAGAAGGCGGGATTCCCTACTAACGCTACACTTAAAAAATTCTTGATTGTCCCGCCGACTATACAAATATACTAAATTAATTCTTTGTAAAGTTCTTTTTCTGTTCTTCCTTTTATTATTTGTAAATCTCTAATCGTTGTAGCTTTTAGAATATCCGTTTTTAAATCGTACTTTGTATCATTGATTTTAAACTTTCCATCGTATTCTGCAATATCCAAAAACATTAACGGATCTTTTGCTTTCTTTAAATTCTTAAAAGTTTTAATTCCGTGAACTATTGTTGCGTGATTTAATCCGAATAAATCGCCAATACTTTGATACGTATATCCAGCAGTTCGTAACACGTTAAAAAAGTATATTCTTTTGTGTACATATTTTCTTTGTCTACAACGTTTTTTTAATTCGTCTTTTTCTATGTAGTGCAGCACACTACTCATCAATTCTTCCATATATCCAATTTATAATAAGA